AGTACCGCGTGGAAGCTGGTAAGCGCGGGTCCGGCGAGACACACAAATGTGTAACAGACTTTATTAGTCCGTCTCGCCGTGGTGTTAAAGGGGATCCGGTAGGGTGGTTGGGTCGTCTCTCCTTTGTATATGAGCCCGGAAAGATAAGAGTAGTGGCTATGGTAGATTGTTTTACCCAATGGTTATTATATCCGTTGCATCGCTTTATCTTTGATAAAATTCTTAAGGTTATTCCTCAAGATGGAACATTTAATCACGTTGCACCGGTTAAGAAATTAATTGGTGTAATGCGAGAGAGAAATCTCTCTGAATGTTTTTCATATGATCTAAGTGCTGCGACTGATAGGTTACCAGTAAGTATACAAGAGTTGTTACTGAGGGTATTTACCTCGATTGACTTTGCATATCATTGGAGGAAACTGCTTACAGAAAGAGATTATGCTCTTCCTTCCGATTATATCAAAAGGTATGGTCGTAAGGGATTGACTAGTGTCCGTTATGTGGTAGGTCAGCCAATGGGTGCTTATTCGTCGTGGGCAATGCTCGCCTTAACACACCATGCTATAGTACAGTTCGCTGCTTTTAAGACCAAACGCTTCAGCGGTTGGTTTGATTTGTACGCTGTTCTGGGTGATGATATAGTGATTGGTGATCGTTATGTCGCTGCTCAGTATGTAGAGATCATGGACACGCTTGGAGTTAAAATTGGTTTTTCGAAATCAATTATCAGTAAGAACCTTAGCATTGAGTTCGCTAAGCGCTTCTTCTATAAGGGTGTAGAGGTAACTCCTCTGCCTCTTGTGGGAGTAGGTGTTTCGTGGCTTGGTGTTTCAGGGGTACCTGAGATTGTGAAAACAGTCAAGGAACGTACTGGTAAACTTCTGAGTTTAGCGTCTATTGGTAAATGCATAGGTCTTGGTTATAAAGCGTGTTCGGGTGCGGCAACCAGCCGCATTTCGGATATGCCGAATATTCTGAGATCAATAGTAATTCTTCTTACTCGGCCTGGTGCGAGTATGGGTGTAAAAGACCTTTGGCAGTGGATTCGATTGAAAAGATACAATTCTTTCGGAAAAGCTACTAAGGGTTGGTGCGTTTCAGTAATCGACTCTGTTCGCGAACGACTCACGTCACGGGATACTCGGGAGGTGCGGAAAAAGCTTTTTAAGGTTTTTGTACCTTTTCAGCTTGACCGTTACTTCACTGAGGAAACCGTTGATTTGGGAAGTTGGTGGACGAAGGAGATTAAGGAACCGTACAAGCAGCCCATGCTTGATGCCATAACCGAGTTTGAAGAGGTGCAGAAAGGACTGGCCTCGGAGATTGATGGATATAGTGAGGAAAACCTCTTAGCTATTATCGATCGCTTCGATCATCTCGAACAACTCCTCTGTAAGCTGCCTACTGCGGTGGACTTGGTACGGGATATGTCAGCTGTTGCTGGCTACTCTCGTCCGAGAAGACCAAAGCAGGTTAGATTATGGAGAAAGTTGTCTCGTCATGGTCGTAAATCTGGGTTAGTATAGTAATATATTTAATTCACTCAATCTCCCTTGAATTAACTTAGAGACAGGTGGTCATGACCTGACAAGTTGTGATCACGTGATTTTGCTTCCAACGCCTTCTTACTCTTGTGACTCTAATGATCCTAGTACTCTTTTGAGAGTTGCATTGGATAACATCAGTATCGGCACAAGTATTCGAGAGCATCTTCAGC